TCATCGCTCAATCTCCCGTGAAGAACCGTCCCGCTTGTCGCCCGGCCCGGAAATCACTGCGTCATTGCCGGGCATATGAGGGAACCCGCGAAAGTTTTCAGCGTTTGAAAAGACATCGCGGCAGGTTGCGAACCGCTTGTCGCACTCAGGCTGAGGCGCGGACCCTACATCCACTCCACAGGCTGACCCGCCAAACACTGTATCGCACCTTCGGCTGAAGACACGGCCGGAGGTGCGCTCCAGATCCGACTTGATCGACGCAAGGCCAATGGCGAACCGGTCGCCCTCTTCGCGAATATCCGTGATGTAGCCGGACCAGAGCCAGACACCCTGATCGGATGCTTGCCAGTCAACGCGATAGACACTGACTTTCGCGCCATCCCACACCCCTGCTTTCAGGTCGTCCGCAGTGATGCCGTCAGCCTCAAGCGCGCCTTTCAGATCCAGTGGCTCTGGTGACAGAGACAGTGTGTGACGCAATACGGAGGCTTCGATTACGAGTCCCGGATGCCAGCTCTCACCACGGAACGTCACAGCCCGATCATGATCGGTCACGCGAATGGTCTGGGAACCCTCACGCGTTTGCAAATGCCAGCAATAGCAGAGCGTTGTCGCGCCCTGAAAATGGCTCAACTGTTCGGCTGTCAGATCAGGCATTTGCGCCCTCCTGCAACTCGATCAGCGTCAACCGGACCAGCTGGAACGCACCAGTATTGGTCTGGCTGATCTCCAGCGTGTCCTGATCAAAGCGCACAGGTGTATCGAAGCTGAAACCAGCTGTGATCACTGCGCCATGGGCTGGCGGAGCCGTGAAAGTCACCACGCCCGTCGTGTCATCGACTGTAAACGCGTCTGCTTCCACGCCATCGACAGCGACGCGGACACCGCCCGTTACGGGGCGCGTTATCCTGCGCAGAGCCGACGCGCCGTCATCCAGAACGAGCTGAAACTGCGTCGTGACACCATCACCCGTCCCGATCTGCTGATCGAGCGGCGTGATTGTCTCTGTCGACTGCGAGGTGAAAGGATCGCGAAACCGGAAGCCCTGAAAGGCGCCGGATCGCGCATTGAAGAACCGTATCAGCTCACCGGCGTCACTGCGGCTCACAGGCACGCCCATCACAGACCATCGCCGCAAAGGGCGAGCCCGGCGCGCATTGCGCGTCTCACTGCCACTCGCCAGAGGAACAATGCTCGTCTGCCAGACAGGGCCACCGCTTGTCTGAAAGCCCAGCGGCGGCGCAAACACCTCATTCACAACGCCGCTCATGACCAACGGCTCCCCGACGCAATGGCCTGCCCCAGAGCAGACGCAATCTGCCCTTGCGCCGAGATCAGACTTGCCGCGTCAGAGCCTTCAGGCATGGTCACATTGATCGCGACGGGCGCAGCCTGCGCCACACCTCCGATAGCTTGCGAAAACACCTGATCAAGCAACGCATTCGCTGCCAGCCGGGCGAGGTCTGCCAGAATAGACGAGACAAGATTTTCAAAGTTTACCTCACCCGTCCGGGCCGCCCGCGCCAGCGCCTGTTCGATACGTTCGCCCGCATCTTCAAACGCCAGCGCCATTGCGTCCGCTGCATACGGCACGTCCACGTCCGTAACGGCTTTCAGCGTGGTCTCGAACTCGAACAGATCGTCCAGCGCACCCGACAGATCGAACACCTGCCTGCTTTCTGTTTCAGCCATGATCTACTCCTTATCGGGAAAGGCAGCGAGCAACCGGGAGAGATCTTTCCTCCCGAAGCCGCCCTCTGATTTTGTTGCTGTGATGAGACGCCATTCGCGGAGCGAGAGCTTCCAGAATGCGTCGGGGGCGAGGCCAAGTCTCAGACCTGCCTGTAAAAGCCGCGCCCAGGGGAAGCCCTGCCCGCTCACTCAGTCGCCTTGCCAAAGCATGAGAGGATGGCTTTCAGAGCTGTTTGCGGCTCAATCGCCAGCTCGCGAACCCGTCCGGCGAGGTCAGCTTCGCCTCCGCCGCGCAAGAGCGCCGCAAGCAGGATGATCAGATCATGTGCCGAGACTGATTTCAGCCGGATGGTCAGGTCTTTCAGGCTCATACAGCCCAGACCTCTTTCAATCTCTGCCAACGCGCCGAGCGTCAGGCAAAGCTTTCTCGTCTCGCCATCAATCTCGATGGCGGTTTCTCCACGTTGGGGGTTCATTGATTTTTCCTTGTGTCGCTACGCCGTCGCGTCTGTGATGCGCCATGCGCGCAGCCCTGAGCCCGTTTCATCGCGAGAACGGAGTGAAGCGGGAAACAAAAGCAAACAGTGGCCTAAACTTCGAGCACGCTGACTTCGCCCGCGCTTTCCAGCGTCAGGGCGAAAGTCGCCTCGCCATCGAAGTCGCCGGCATAGCTAAGCTGCGAGATCAGAAACGGACCTGTGAGCTCTGCAAAATCAGGAATGATCAGCTTCCAGTTCACGGCCTCGCGCGACATGAAAACATTGCGCATCCGGGTATCAGATGCCTCATCGCGGAACACGCCAGAGCCGGAGACACGAACGGACTTTACGCCCGCACCGGAGAGCAATTCCCGCCAACCTCCCGAGCTGCCTGTATGCGTTGCATCTACCACTCCGGCATTCAGCTGGATTGTTTTCGCCCGAATGCCCGCGACTGCGATGTAATTGCCTGAAACCAAGCCGTCTTCCAGCTTGATCAGAACGTCCTGACCGGCCTGTGCCACCATAAAAATTCTCCACTTTAAATTTTATTTGATTTTCGGGGAACCGGAGTTCAGCTCGCGTGTTTTGTCCTTGTCCCACATGGACTTCCCCAAAGTTTGCGGCCGCCCGTACCGCAACATCTGGCCCGTCTGAGCGTTCCCCTCCCCCCAACATGCGCTCGGCGGGCCACTTTTTTTCTAAGCTTCATCAGTGATTGCCCGCAGCCGCAGAAGGCCGCGAAATGTCGTGCCGTCAGCACGCAGAAACACATCAGAAAACACCGGATAGAACACGACGAGCGACTGCCCCGCGGGCGACAGATCTGCCGCGCGTAGTGCATCCGCGACGAGCGCGATCAGGCGATTGGCTTCCGCGCGGCCACCTGATCGGGAATAGATTTCCACGCTCAGCCGGTGATCGCTCAACTGGCCATCATCGCGGATTTCATGTCGCGTGAGCCGAAGAAACGGAAAGGCCGCTCTGCCCGCTTCTCCATTCAGAATGCGAGCAGGCGTGCCGAAGGATTCCTGTATGTCGCCCGCCTCAGCCAATGCGCGGATGACTTCATCTTCCAGAGGTGTGGCGTGGCTCATAGCTGCACCTCGCGCCAGGGACGCAGCGCTGCTTCAAGGCGGATGCTGAGGTCTTCGTGTGCTGACACCGCAGGATTGCCTCGCTGCTCATAGACGAATGCCACGATCAGTTTCATCGCGTGGACGAGATCTTCGGGCACGTCAGATGCCGTATCGAAGCCAGCTTCCCATTCGATCTCGATCTTCTGGTGTATGGTCCGTGGCCAGACCCATGCGCCGAACGGTCTGGTGATGAGACGCGGCGACAGACCGGGCTCCAGTTCGAAAGATGAGGTCACATCCTCGCTGGTTTCGCCGTCCGTGAGCCGAACCGCGAGAAGCCCCGCAGCCGGTCGCATCGGCAGGCGTAGGCCTCCCCGCTCCAGCACGTAGAGCGGCCAGCCATTCAGCGTCAGGCGCAGCGTACGACGCATAAGCGCCATGCCGGTTTCAGCCTCAATGCGTGCTCGCGCCGCTGCGATCAGCCTGCCAATCAGGGCATCATCAAAGTCTGCCCCGATCCGTGCAAATGCCTTAGCGTCGGCCATAGGCAAGGGTTCACCGCTTGACGGCGTTAGTGTTTGTAAGTTCATTGGAATTTACTCGCTCGGTCTGGTTTCGTCAGTGTGCTCGAACGCGGAGCCTCACTCCGTTCGGGCGTTCTGCGCCTTCGCCTTGCTCGTCTGCAGCTCTACACTTGCGACAGCGCAGGCCGACCGAGCCCCTGCGAGGGGCGCGGCCGAGCAATTTACAAACCTAAGACACACCCATCTTCATCAGCTTGATGGCATCAAAGTTCTGAATGCCGCCGCCCACACGCTTCGTCGTATAGAAAAGCACATATGGCTTGGCAGAATATGGATCGCGAAGCACGCGCGCGCCCTGCCGGTCCACGATGAGATAGCCCTTACGGAAATCGCCAAAAGCAATCGGCGTTGCATCCGCTGCAATGTCCGGCATGTCTTCGATTTCAGTGATCGGGAAGCCGAGCAAGCTCGCTGCCTCTCCGCCCATGCCCGGCGCGAAGATATAGCGGCCATCACCATCTTTGACCTTACGCAGCGCAGACAAAGTGCGACGGTTCATGACGAAGCGTGCATTCGCCCGAAGGCCCGGTTTGACCGAATAGATGAGATCCAGAAGTTTCTCGACTTCCATATTCGTCGCGAAGTCACCAGCGGCACCAGACGCGATATAGCCAAGTTGGTTCCAGGCGTGGCTTGCATCAGCAACCTGCGTGTAGGAGAGGAAACCTTTGGGCTGGTTCGTCCCCGTGCCCGTGATGAAGGCGGCATTTTCCTGCGCAGAGAATGCGTCCTGAACCTCATCGGCCAGCCATTCATCTACATCGACAAAGGCGTCATCGAGCAGGGCCTGCGTCGCTGCGGGCATGGCATAGAGTTCAGCGGCTGGAAAATCGAGAAGCGACAAGGTTGGCGCAGCCGTTTCACTACGTGCACCGTCTTCTGCAGCCCATGCTGCGCTCGCGCCAAGACTGACGGGCTTGCGGAACGTGCCAGCACTCGTCTGGCGAACGGTAGCGATCTGACGCATCGGACTTGCCGCCAGAAGTCGCGCTTCAATCAGACGATCAAGCTGCGGCGGCGCGAGATATCCGCCTTCGGTCTCCGTGCCTGAATTGGGAGACTTCACATCGAGGCGGGACACACCACGCTCATCACCCGAGCGCAGATAGTCGCTCCAGCCTTGAGGCACAGATTGGGCCTCTTCATCCACGACAGGCGCCGACGCTTTCATCGCGATCCGGTCGAGTGCAGATTTCGTCTCATTCAGAGATTTGTCGATGCGGCTCACTTTTTCATCGAGCAGTACATCAGCCGTTTTGGCTTCCATCGCCGAGAGACGCTGATCATTCGCCACTTTGAAGGCCTCGAATTCGGCCAGCAGCTGCGCTTCCAGAGCAGACGTGTCCGGGGATTGTTTGGTTTCCATATGGATCTCCTTGGTTTGTTTTTTTGCTCGAAAGGCGACGCCAGGCAGCTCTAAGCCGCGCGAAACCTGGCGTTCTTCGCCATCGGATTTGCGACGAGTGAGACTTCGACAAGATCGACTTCGATAAGGTCACGGCCACCATCGGGCCGCATGCGCCAGCGCCGTGGCCGAAAGCCGATTGAGAGCCCGTTCAGGCCGGACTTCAGCTGACCGAGCGCCAGTTTCCCGAAAGGTTTTTCGCCATTAATGAGCCCGCGCACTTCAAGGCCGCGCCCTGTCTCGCGAAAGCTCGTCCACTCGCCCGCGACTGCGCCGGAGCGGTGTCGCCAAAGCATGGGTACGGCCCGCTGCCGCTTCAGGCTTCGCGCAAATGCGCCTGGCCGCACACGATCTCCGGACTGGTCCTCCTCAAGAAAGACCGAAGCCAGCCCCTCAATCAACATGAGATGCCTCCCGGGGCTGCAGCCCTGCAATCTCGCGCTTTTCATCAAGGCTCAGAAAGTCTGCGCCATTCAGCCGGTTCCAGAGCGCTTCACGCTCCGGCGCCAGAGCAGGCACGGCATCCAGATCAGGCTTTAGGCGAACACGGTCACGCGTCACGCCAGACATCCAGTCTTCGAGCGCGCGAGCCGTTCGCTGCACCAGCGGCAGGACAGTCTGCCGCCAGAAGGCGAGGTTCGCTTCGCGGTAATTCGAATAGGTGTTGTCCCCCGGAATTCCGAGCAGCATAGGCGGGACACCGAAGGCGAGCGCGATCTCGCGAGCGGCTTCACGGCGGGCCTGAATAAAGTCCATATCCGTAGGCGTCAGCCCCATCGGCTTCCAGTCGAGCCCACCTTCCAGCAGCATAGGGCGACCGGCATGTCGCGCGCCGCTATGGGCTTCTTCCAGCTGCTCTTTCAGGCGCTGGAACTGGTCCGGCGTGAGGTGTGCCCCGTCGCGTCCATATATCAGCGCACCCGACGGCCGCGCGGCATTGTCGATGAGCGCCTTGGCCCAGTTGGATCCTGCATTATGGATTTCTACTGCACGGGAGGCAGCCTCAAGCGGTGACATCGCCATAGCCCGTGCAGACGGGTCCAACGCACGCAGATGCAAAAGCGGCGACCAGCCGGAGGCATCGCTGCGCACGACGCGTCGGCCGCCGCGTGTGCGGATGGAGTACCCGCCGCCTTCTTTGAGTGGCTCGACTGCACCGGGCGGCACGCGCTGAATGCCCGCTACGCCGCCATCCGCGCCGCGGACCATTTCCAGAAAGCCGTTTCCGGAGACTTGCAGGTCACCATAGACAGCCTCCAGAAGCGTCTGACCAGTTTCGCCAGCCTGCGGACGCTCCAGCAGCAAACGTAGATAAGCCGCATCAGCTTCGCACAGCTCGCAATCCTCGCGCAGTGGCACGCTGGCAGCTGTTTCGGCCACCATGCGAATACAGCGATAGCTGACCGGATTTTGCCGGAAACCTGCCTCGACCAATCGCGCCGGACTAGTCGCCTCCCATTGCGCATCAAGCACGCCGGACAGCGCAACAAGGCTCTTTGTTTCCGTTTTGTTCTTTTGCTTATTCCAGAACATAGCTTAACCCTCAGATATGGGAAATTCGCGGCGCGCACCGCGCCAGACATAAATGGGTGACGCCGTGCACCAGCGCGTCGAGACGGTTCGGGCTTTCATTGGAAAACCCGAACCCGACCATCTCATCTTCCAACTCCCGGAAGTCGCCGACATGATGGACACGGCCCGCGGTATAGAGCGCTGCCACAGGGCCCGCCCGCAGCTTCTTGCCAAGCCTCGCGTGTACGAGTTTCACCACCCGGCCTGTTCCGGTTTGCGCGATGACATCACGCACCAGCTCACCGCCCTGATTGCTCTCAGCCAGAATAGCATCCGCATCAAAGGCTTCAGCCAATTCCGCCACGCGCGGCGCCCACACAGTTGAAGGCACGCCCTGCATGGTGGCATCTGCCAGAATGAAGGCGTCATTTTCGGCCCGGCCAATGGCGATAATCCCGCAGGCATCCGACCCCTGGTGAGACGTCACAGCCGGGTCGACGGAGATGATGATCTCGTCCAGCTCCGGCGCTGCCGCCACACGGCTCGCATCAATCATGGAGAGCGTAAAAAGCGCGCCCTCGCGGTTTTCCACCAGCTCGCCGTCCAACTCCTGCCGACCGAGCGCCCCACTGCCATACTGCGTACGCATCGCCTCAACGAAGCCGGACGCCAGATTGGCAGAATTGAGCGCACTTGCCCCACGCGTCACAACGCAGCTTTCATCAGCCAGCAAGCGCTTCACGATGGGCACCGGCTTCGGCGTTGTCGTTGCGACCAGCCGAGGCGTGTCACCAAGGCGTAAGCCGAACTGAAGCATGTCCCATGTCGCAGCGGCATTGTTCCAGGCGGCGACTTCATCCACCCATGCCGCATCGAATTGAGGCCCACGCAGGCGTTCCGGCTCTTCAGCAGAAAACGCATAGCCTACCGCTCCATTCGGCCAGATAAGCCGGTGACGGGAGGCCTCATATTCAGGTCGGTCACGGTGTGCACCGATGGATGCCAGCCCGCTTTCGCCGGTAATCATCACCTCACGCACATCATTCATAGTCGGCCCCACAAGCGCGATGCGCTTTGCGCGGCCTGCACGGATCTCGCCCGCCAGCCATTCAGCGCCCGCGCGCGTTTTGCCAGCGCCGCGCCCGCCCATAAAGAGCCAGCTTCGCCAATCCCCTTGCGGTGGCAACTGGTCGCTACGCGCCCAGAAACTCCAGTGACAGAGAAGATCGGAAACCAGCTCATCAGGCAGACATGCCGCCCATTTCTTCCGGACGGATGGTCGCCGCGATGCGATCCAGTCGGCGCAGGAGTTCAGCTCGCGCGGCCTCGATATCCTCTGTGGCATAGAATACCCCTTCGCGCGTTTCGGTTTTACGGGACTCCTCAAGTCTGACCTGCGCCTCCACAGCGCGGATCAGTTGCAATGTCGCCTTGCCGAGAGCTTCGGCACCTTTGATATCGCCCGTTTCAAGCAGGCTCTGAGCCTCGATAATCTGATCGCGCAGACGGCCGGTCATGGCCGCGAGGTCGTCAGGGTTCGAAGAAGTTTTGTCTGTGTTCGTCAT